TTCTCCCAAACCAAGGTATGCGAGAAGGCCGGCAACATCCTTTCCGCTCAAATGAGTCAGCGTCTCATCCAGTGGCTGCTTACCTGACAGCGCATTGTTAATGGTGGTGCTGAATTTCGGGTCATTGTCAATGGCTGCGGCAATTTCTTTCAGTGTGTCCAGCGTAGCTGGCGCACCGTTAATCAGAGCGGTAATAGCGGCCTGAACAAACGCAGTGGTCGCAATCCGCGTGGTGTTATTTCCTGCGGCAGGCGTCGGCGCTTTTGGTTCTCCGGTAAATGTCGGATTATGTTTCTGTGCATACTGGGTATGAGGATCCTGTGCGGCAATGTGGTTTCTCATCTGGTCATCCACATACAGCCTTAATTCCAGGACTTCATCATCCACGTATTTACGGGTCGCCAGTACCACCGACGGGTCGATTTTCAGCGTGATGGCTTCGGTATTCGAGACAACCAGAATCATGCGGATAGTCTGGGTACGACCGCTTCCTTCCTGCAACTGCGGTTTGTACGTTTCCGGGCAGTTTGCCACCGCAATGAGTACGCCTTCATCATCATAAAGCCCAATCTCACGGATCCAGAATCCGCCCTCGTTCTCAGGGATGATTTGCTCCGCAATAATCTGGCTCTGGTTGTTCGGGTCAACACTCAGAAGATTCAGCGGCGCGATGCGTTTCTGGTTAATCAGTTTTGTCTGTGCCGGGTCTGGTGTCGGCAAGACACCATTCGCATCACCAACGGCCATTTGCGTCAGATTCAGCTTACTGCCGAGCATCGTCGCGTTAGCCAGCCGTGCTGCGCCCTGATTAGTCAGAATGGCGTAGTATTTCACTGTCATGCGTTTACTCTCAGGTTATCAATTAAATGAATGGCCGAGGCCGGGAAATAATCCCCTCCGACAATAATGGCCTCCGGGGTGTAGGGATAAACCGTCAGGGCGTCACCGTGATAGCATCCCGCACCGGCAAAAATGTTGCCGGTTGTACTTAAACTGATAGCCAGTCCCGTCAGATGGCGGCTTGCCGGTTTTGCATCAGCAACGAGGCGCTCCAGCTCCTGATACATTTCCTCGGTAATACCCTGCTCAAGCACGCCAACAACGATGCGGAATGTCCCCGGCTCCTCGTTGAGCTGCCACCACTCCCTCACCTCAATCAGATAGCCGAGCGGCTCCACCACACGCCGGATTGCGCCTATAGTGCCCTTATGGCAGTGAATGAAATACGCATCGCGGATAACAGCGCGTTTTGTCGCTTCCGGCCACTTATCATCCCAGCGGTCAACCGAAAATGACCACGCCAGCCACGGCAGCAGATTTGCCGGGCAGGTGTCCGGGTTCCACAGCTCACGAATACTAACCGGTGTTTTTTCAATTTCCGCACAGGCTTTTGCGGCGGCAACTTCAAGCGGTGATGAGCCGGTCGGCAGCAGTCGCGAATCACTCATCCGAGCCTCCGGTCACGACGCTGTATTCGGTACAGAAAGACGCCTGCGTATTGTTGAGCACGATGTCGGCCAGCGGTGCAGCCAGTTCGACACGCTGCACGCCTTCCACATGCAAAGCGGCATAAATGGCAGACAGACGGATGTCGCGCCCCAGCCGGTGCTGTGCCGTGATATACGCTTCCAGTTTTTTCACGGCAGCAGCGCGGATGGGTTCGCTTTCGGGACCAGGGTAAAGATACAGTGTGGCGTTTATCTGGTATTCAACGATGGCGGCAGACTGCACGGTCACGCGGTCGGCCACCGGCCTGACGTCCTCGCCATTAAGGGCGTTACGCACCACCGCCAGCAGGTCTTCGGATGCGACACCGTTATTTTCACGTGACAGCACAGAGATGGTGACGCAGGCCGGAGACGGACTGGTGACAGAGATATCCGCGACACGCCCGTCGGCACTGCGACCATGATACTGATAAGCCCCCACCGACCCGGCGACGCTTAAACCTTCAAACGCCTGCTGAATACGCAGACGATAATCGGTGTCAGACTCCATCACTGCCGGTGTCGGCGGGATAGTCGAATCATCTGCCGGGGTGATAGTCAGGCGCGTGGTGTTGTAATTGGCACCAATCACATCAAGGTCATTACCGGCAGCACAGGCCAGCATCACCGCCCGTGCAGCCTCATTCACACGCTGACGCCAGATAAGCTCACGATAAGCATTTTCCTCCAGCAGTTTGACGAGAGGCTCAGATTCCAGCGTCAGGGTACGGGCGACCGCCTCCTGCTGGTCTTCCGGGTAAAGGGAAATCAGTGTCGCCTTGCGTTCAGCAAGAATGGTTTCAAAGTCCAGCTCCTCGACCACATCCGGTGCGGGTAGCTGGTTCAGGTCGATAATCGGCATGGTTTCAACTCACAGGGATGGTTAACGAAAGTGGCTGGCCGGTGTCGTTGTGCTGGCCGGTTAACGTGACCGTCATTCGCCCGTCAAAACTGCGCTCAGTGGTGACGGATGACAGGGTGACGCGGGGTTCCCATTTCAGCACCGCCATGTAACAGGCGACCTTAATCTGCAACTCAAGCGCCGGGGTCTGCGGCTGGTCAATCATTGATGCCAGCAACGAGCCGTAATCACGACGCATCACCCGTGAGCCGACCGGTGTGCGCAGGATATCGCCGATACTCTGGCTGATATGCTCAAGGTCAGTGACAGTCAGGCCATCACTGCGATTCATTCCGAGATAACGTGCTGTCATAGAGGACTCCCGGTTGTGCCGCCGCTGTCTCCTGGGTGTTTGTGGGTATGCAGTACCTTACCGTTTGATGAGAGTTCACCGCCGGTGTGTTCAATGTTGCCGCGCATCGTCCCGCCCTTCTGCACTTCCAGCGTGCCGGTAATCAGCCTGTTGGTACAGACCACCTCCGGTGTGTCCAGGGTGACGCGGGTTGATGCTTTCACCGTGACCACCGGCACCGTGGCAGTAACAGAATCAGAAGCCGTCACGCTGGCCGTTTTAATTCCGCTTACCGTGAGTGCGCTGGTTTCAGGTTCATACTCAATCACCGCCCCGTCAGGGAAACGGATATGCAGGGCATCCGCCGACGCAGACGGCGCGGGGTTATCGCCGGAATAAATCCCCGGCAGAACGAACGCCGTGTCGAGTTCACCGCCCACGGCCAGAATCAGCACCTGTTCCCCCACGGAAGGTGCCCACCATGTGCGCGAACGACCGGCGCGATGGGTCAGCCACTGAAGCCAGTCGGTGCACATGCCGCCGGTCTGCACACGGCAGCGACCGGCGTTAAGGTCGGTTTCGACGACAAGGCCGGTGCGAATCATGTTGCGCAGTGCGCGCGCGAGTTCCTGAATACTTGATAATGTGCTCATATGACAATAATGGGGAACATATGCTCGAAAAACTATTGCAACCCGTTGTATCATTTTCGGCACAACCAAGAAGGAGCCGAAGCATGGATAAATATCAAATCTGGGAAAAACAAAAAGACACCATCGCCCATAAAGAATATTTAAAAATTTCCGACACCAATTTACTTGGACATATACACATTGCCAATTATGAGGTGATTCAAAGTGAATTAAGCAAATTCAACTCTCCTGAAATTGTATTCCACTACTCACTTAATAGAAATGAATTAAAAAAAGAGCACATAAATATATCAAGACATTTTCTCAACTATATCTCCTCAGCATTATCATTTAGAGATTCAACGCGAAATCTACATAAAATCAATGTATTAAATATTGATGATATTACCAATAAATCCAGAGAAATCATCAATGAAGAATTTTTAAAAAATCCAATCATAAAATTAATGGAAGATTTAAGAAACATCCTAACCCATCAAAAAATGATCTCCCCATTAATATCATCATTTATGCACCTCCAGAAAAAAATAAACATACACGGATTTGCATTTAAGATTGAAACCATACTGGAGAATGACCGGCTCTCTGGTAAATCAAAAGAATACCTGAAGTCAACAGAACAAAAAAATTTATTCATCTTGCCGATAATAGAGGAATACCAATACACAACTCTTAAATACCAGCACTGGCTTTTAGCTTGTATCCACAACGCTCATCAAAACACATATCCAGAATATTGGGAAGCAAGAAAAAACATAATGGACGTCTGGGGTGGAGATATCCAACTAATACCTGAAGAGAGTACCCTCACTTATTTGACCAGATAACAATCTAATTAGCTCACAAACATAAGACACCTTGGCCACGATATTTTATCGTGGCCTTATATGATAAAGCGACTACCTTCGATGAGTCCTTATAACTCTCATCCACTGCACATTTTCAAGTTACAATTAAAGTTCATTTAGTTGAAATATAAAAAGGATGCCGCAAGAGGATAATTGCGATATTTCATTAATAAGGCGCAAGAAATGGCACAACTAACGGTCGAGGTGCGCCAGAATAATCTCTTCAATCATCTGCACATCCTCACCGGTAAAGCCGAGCAGGGGACGCGCCGGATAATCAATTTTCTTACCGTCTTTCCGGTTTTCTTCCGACAGACCGAACTGATGCACACTGGCGATTTTCGGTGACTTCCCGCCGTAAAACTCCATTGATGCCTGTTCCGGGCTGGCGCGGATATGCAAAAAACGACTGGTGATAAGTTTCGCAAACATTTTTCGCTTAACACGACCAGTCTTTTTTCTGGCGCTCTGCTGCTGGCGTGGCACGTAGGGTGTGCCGTCCGGGGCTTTCTGTGCCATCACCCGACGCTGCTGACTCTGCCGCAGGCGCTTCGCCAGTTCGGCACTCAGTCGCCGACGCCCTGACGGTGACAGCGATTCAATCAGTCCGGTCAGCCGGTCTTCAAAACGCTTAAACTCATTCATCCCACTTACTCACCAGTTCGCCATTGATATAAAGCTCCATCGGGCGGGTGACCGGCTCCGGCGGCGGAGGTTCCGGGATATTCTTCACATGCAGCGCGCCGTCCACCTCACTGACCAGCGTGCGCTCGGTCAGCATCAGGCTGATGCTGATATCAAAGCTGCTGTCATTGTTGATGTCCGCATAAAACGTGAAGCCCTTTTTCTGGCCTTCGTCGGTGGTCATGATGTCGGGCTGATTTTCCCGCAGCCACGCCAGCACCGGCACGATGAGCAGGTCAAAATCACCGGTAAAGTCGGTCACAATGACATTGAGCGTGTAACGCTTTTCGAATGACAGCGACGTCGCCAGTGTGGAGGCAATACTCCCGTTATCCACGAATATCCGCAGCATATCGGGGTTAGTTTTCAGTACCGTGACGGCATCAGTCAGCGCTCTGCGCAGGCTGTCGGGTTTGAGCATCGTTTTCGTCCTGACAGTGTTTAATCATTTTTACCTGGCTGGCGCAGCGTGCCAGCGCGTTCTCAAGCTGCCGGATATCGGCACTTAAATCGCCGTTCGTCTCCGGGTCACTGCCCGGCATCGGGCAAAGACTCACTTTCGGGCAGGCGTTGGCGACAATCACTGGCGTCGGTGCAGGCCGGGCGCTGGTGCAACCGGCGCACAGCATCAGGCAGGCCAGCGCCGTACCAGCGGCGAAAATCTTCGTTTTCATTCAGTAACCTCGTGATGGTTTTCTCGCGCTGTGCTTCACGCTTCGCCGCGTTCTCCAGTTCCTGACGCAGTGCCACCTGCGCCAGCTCGTTTTTGTCTGCTCTGGTGAGGGCAACATGAAGCTGATTTTTCAGCATGGTGATGGTCGTCTGCTGCCCGCTGGCGACGTTGTTCGCCCTGTCCAGCGAGGTGCGCAGGCTGGCGTTTTCATGCTTCGCCAGAAACAGACCGGCCACCGCCAGTGATAACAACACAACCAGCACAATCATCAGCTTTGACATGGTTCCCGCCCCTCAAAACGCTGACGACAGGCCGTGCGTATCAACCGGAAGAACACCGACGCCACGAGGTAAATCAGCGCGGTAAAAATCCACCCGGCAGCGACCAGCGAGATAAACGTCGCCACCATCACCACCAGAGCCGCCGCCCGTCTGCGCCACGGCACCGGCTGCAAAAACAGCGACGCGACAATCTTCACGGCCAGCGATTCCGGCGGCAGCTCCCGCCCGTAGCGTTCCAGCACATACTCAGCGGCATACACGCCGACACCACCGGCAACCACACAGATAACCGTCGCCAGAATCGCCCAAGCGGCGACAAAACTGACGGCCACGCTCTGCGGGTAAATCAGGGACAGTGCCAGCATCAGCGCCAGCGACACGTTCAGCATCAGTGAAAGGGATAATTTCTTCATGGTGTTTACTCCGTTTAAGCCGGTACGCCGCCAGCGGTACGCCAGACGGTGACCAGTTTTTCCAGTGAATGCTCACGCTGACCGTAACCGGCACCCGGCAGGGACGCCCAGATATTGCGACAGCGTGAAATGGCGCGCTCAATGCGTCCCGCCCGGATGTCATCCAGTGCACCGCGTTCGCGGATCAACTGAATGGCGAGCCTGTCCTGTGACAACGGACTGAAATCCGGCAGGGCAAGCTGTTTGCGATAGTGCGGCCAGAACAGGTAAAGCTGCTGATAGCGACCGGAGGCCGTGGATTTTTCACCGCGACGGTTAAACACCTTCGCCGGTCGGCCATGCGCGAACGGGTGGTCACTGTAGTCGGTGAAAATTTCCGGCTTCCCGTCCAGTCCGGTGACTATCACGTCATAGCCCCGTTTTTTCGTCAGCGGATGATTCGCCGTCCCTTCGGACACGGCCAGCATGTCGAGAAAGGCAGCGATATTCTGATGCGTGTTAATTACCGGCATTACGGTTTCCCCCTGCCCTTAAAGCGGCGCTGAATGGCAATCTCAATCACCTGATAACCGGCGATACCCAGCATGGAGCCGATACCGCACACCGCAGGCAGTGACAGGTCAGGAAACTGCACCAGAACAACACCGGCAACCATCGAGACAAAACCACCGAGCAACATGCGCCCGATAAACAGACGCGGGGTGATGGGTTCACCACCGGCAAGCACCTTGCCGACAACAATCAGCACCCCAATCATGAAAAGCGACAGGACGCTTTTTTCTTCTGCTGTCATGCGTTACTCCCACAGATTGACAGTTTCAGCCACGGGCGCGGTCTGAACGTCGGGCAGTTCGACGGCGGTGCCGTGTGGCAGCACCGCACCCAGTTCAGCCAGTCCCGGATTTGCGGCGAGCACGGTCTCAACCACGCCCTCAGTGCGCCCGTAATACCGGACACAGATGGCGTCGAGCGTGTCGCCCTGTAGCGCAAAGGTCTTCATCAGATTTGACTCACGATGCAGCGCGGCTTGTCCTGGATACGCGCCACCGCCCAGCGCATATCCCGCCACAGTTCATCGATGGTGCTGTCAATGCTGTCAGCCTTCTTGTCGCCTTTCGCACTGGCATCCACGCCGCGATAACGTTCATAAAGCGACGCGGTCGCCATCGCACACACGGCGCGCTCGTAGTAAAAAACCTTGATGCTTTCACCGTCGATGTCGTCCGCCGGGACGTCCGCCAGACGCGTAAAACCGGCGGCAATTTTCTGTTCGCGGTACTCGTACAGCTCCGCATTCGTCTCCGCCATGCCTGACTTGATGGCCTCACGCAGACGGGCGGGGGCGACGGTCTGCTCAAGGCGCATACGTTCCCGGACGCGCTTCGGGTCGATATCGGGAAAAAAGAACGTGTTTTTAATCACCGGCTCGTCGCCTGCCGGTTGCGGGATGACCACCGTACCCTCACCGGACACGGGAGCCTCCTTTCGCGGAATAATCAGCGTCATCATGACTACCTCTGAAAAGTCGGGCGGTGGACGCCGGTGCAGTGTCAGGTGATTCACCCTCACTAACCGGCGTGCCGCCCTGGCGCGGGGCGCATTCGGTTGTTAACTGGCTTTCTTTTTCGGGCGTCCACGTTTTGCCGGTGTCACGCTCCGGGTCTTACGCGGGGCGCGGGTGGCCGCTTTGGGCTGCGGCTCCGGCTTCGGTTTCAGCTCCCGCTCCAGTCGTTCAATCTCTTTTTTGACGCCTGCCTGACAGTCGAGCTGTGTCGCACGTTGCAGGTGAGCCAGCGCACCGGCGGCATCACCACCGTCACGCAGAAACAGACCGGTGATTTTGTGCAGCTTTGCGCGCACTTCATCAGGCATGTCAGCCGTGGCGGTCAGTTCAAGGGTCTCCGTCAGCAGGCGGGTATCCACAGACTCACCGGCAGCGTGAGCGCGCATGGCCGCAAGCGCTACCTCCTCGGTGAACATGTACGGCGGGGTACGGCGGTGTTTACCCGGCATGGTCAGACCGTACTTCAGGGCATAACGGGCAATCTCCAGCGCACCGGCAATATCGCCGGTATCCAGACGCCACAGCATGACCGTCATCAGAATGTCATCCTGTGCACCTTTGCCCTGCTCCAGCACGCCGTTCACCCACGGCAACCAGAACGGCAGCAGTTCGCGTTTTTTCGCGGCCTTCAGCTCTTTTGAATAAATCGCTTTCAGTGTGCGCTGGTCTGCGGCGAGCTTAACCAGCATCTGCTCATAGACAGTTGCATGTCGCAGCGGGGCGGCTTCCCGCTGCGCGGTCATCGCTGCCGAGACCCGCATCATGTGGCGCTGTGCGGGACTCGTCATCGGTTACGCTCCCGGCTCTGCGGTCGCTTTAGCCAGTGTGGAGAAATCACCGACCTTAATTTTTTCCACCAGACAACCGGCGGCGTAGTCTTCCACCACGTAATCAATGTTCATTGACTCGTAGTTCTCCACGCGGTCGAGTTTCGGGTTTTCCTCAATCACGCGGCGATGGCTGTCATCCATGTAGTAGATGGACAGGTTTTCCAGCTTCGTGATGAGCATCGCATCCGCCGGGAAGTACGGGACGCGTACCGCTGGCAGGTTACCGATGCGTTTCTGGCTGATGATGACGTCAGCGGCCAGCATTTCGCTGTTGTCCTGCTCCTTGTTGACGATGGGAAAATACTTGTCCGCCAGTAGCTGACGTCCCACAATCACCACAAGGTCAGGGTCTTCCTGATACCACGGTTCAATCAGGTTGTTGGTCGCATCCATCACCAGTGCATCAAGGCTGGCATAATCACCGCCCTTACCCACGCGGATGACCTCAGAGGTGGTGCGGCCTTCCTCGTCAGTGACCTTGCTCATCACGCGCGCCGGGGCTTCATTGCGGTATTTCTGCAGCCAGCCGACTGCCACATCCTGCAGCATCTGGTTACTGCTGCGGTCAGAGGTTTCGGCACGCCTCACGCCGTTAAAACCGGCCATGATTAAATCAAGGGACTGGCGTTTGATAATGGCGTTACGGACACGGAGCTGGAAATCCTGATAACGCGCCCACAGGTCCAGCGTTTTGTAGCGGATATAAAAATCGAAGTTAATCTGGTCGCATTCGTACTTGTTTGACGCCAGCTTCGAGAAGTCCTTCGGCTGACGCTCGGTGCCACCGGCGGTGTCGGTGGTGCTGGCGATGGAGCCGGTGACACCGATGCCAATTTTTTCCCCTTTCATTTCACTGACCGGCACAATGTTGATGCGGGTCAGAAAGTCAGAGGACTCCTGCATGGTGTTCATCAGGGTCTGGGTGACCGACGGTTCAACGGTGAATTTTTTCGACACATCACCGGCGTCGATGCCGTTCAGTTCGGCAACACGGGACAGGTAGGCATTAAATTTAAAGCGGGTTTCCTGGCGCATAGTTTTTCCTGAAATTAAGGGTTAATCGTGAAGGTTTTCCCGGACTGACTGACGCCGGTCAGCAGTTCGTCATCAGGGCGTCACCGCCACCACCGGTGGCCTTGCTGCGGCGCTGCTGGGTCAGACTTTCGGTGTGGTCGAGACTGTTTTTCAGGCGGGTGAATGCCTGGCTGGTTTCATCCGCCCTGTCAGTCACATCCTGCTTAAGTGCGGAAAAAGCGGTTTCCATCTCAGCGAGGCGCTGCTCAGTGGCGCTCAGTTTTTCCTGCACATGTTCAGCAACAGCGGTCACCGCTTCATGCACGTCATTCAGACGGGCGTCATCGCTGGCCTGTTTGCGGCCAAAAATGGACTTCACCTTTTCGGTCAGGGCGGTGAACACGGTTTCAGGCAGGTCTTCAAATTCCAGCTCAACGGGCGTTGCCACTGAAATCAGGTTTTCAGGGCTTAATTTGAAGCGGTTCAGGGGGTTGTGTTTTGCCGTGCGGCAAAATTCCAGGTATTCCGTGCCGAGGCTTGCCGGGTCATCGGTGACGGCCAGCCCCACCAGATAACACTTGCCGGTGTTAGCAAAGTTCGGCTGAATTTCCATTGAGGTATAGACCTTCTGCGCGGCCTTGTTCATCGCGATAAGGTCATCGGTCGGGGTGATTTTCGCAAACAGCGCCCATTTGCCTTTCAGCGCCGAATCATCGTCAATCTTTTCGGCCTTCAGTTCGATCACATCGCCATAACGCTTAAAAATACCGTCAGGCAGGATGCCGCGCAGATGTTCCAGGTTAATACGGCAACCATAGACACGCGGGTCAAAGGTTTCGGCCATTTCCTGAATATCCTGCGCACTGATGACACGCCCGTCACAGGTGTCACCCTCAACGCCGATACGAAAGAATTTTGATGCTTTTTTTGCCATTGTCAGGAGTCCTGAATAGTGATTAGAGGAGTCACATGTCGGCATCAGTTTCCCGACGATGCGCATCCTCCGCCATCAGTCCCGGATGGCTTATCACTGACACAACAGCACCTTAGCGAATCGCGGGACGCGACTCAGTAGCCTTGCCGTGTATTCATCACGGCGAGGTATTCATGACCATCACCACAGACACCACTCTTTTACACGACCCGCGTCGTCAGGCGGCGCTGCTGTACTGGCAGGGGTTTTCCGTGCCGCAGATTGCCGCCATGTTGCAGATGAAACGCCCGACGGTGCAGAGCTGGAAACAGCGCGACGGCTGGGACAGCGTTGCCCCCATCAGCCGTGTCGAAATGAGTCTGGAAGCGCGGCTGACCCAGCTCATCATCAAACCGCAGAAAACCGGCGGTGACTTCAAGGAAATTGACCTGCTCGGACGCCAGATTGAACGACTGGCACGGGTCAACCGTTACAGTCAGACCGGCAACGAGGCAGACCTTAATCCGAACGTCGCTAACCGCAACAAAGGCGGGCGTCGCAAACCGAAAAAGAATTTTTTCAGTGACGAGGCCATCGAAAAGCTGGAGCAGATTTTCTTTGAGCAGTCTTTCGAATATCAGTTGCACTGGTATCGCGCCGGGCTTGAGCACCGCATCCGCGATATCCTGAAATCCCGCCAGATTGGCGCAACGTTTTATTTTTCCCGCGAGGCGCTGCTGCGCGCCCTGAAAACCGGTCATAACCAGATTTTTCTGTCGGCCAGTAAAACGCAGGCGTATGTGTTCCGCGAATACATCATCGCCTTTGCCCGGCTGGTTGACGTTGACCTGACCGGTGACCCGATTGTCCTGGGCAATAACGGCGCAAAACTGATTTTTCTCGGCACCAACTCCAACACCGCACAGAGCCATAACGGTGACCTGTACGTCGACGAGATTTTCTGGATCCCGAATTTTCAGGTACTGCGTAAGGTGGCATCAGGTATGGCCTCACAGAGTCACCTGCGCTCGACCTATTTCTCCACCCCGTCCACGCTGGCGCACGACGCCTATCCGTTCTGGTCGGGTGAACTGTTCAACCGGGGACGCGCCAGCGCCGCCGAACGCGTGGAAATCGACGTCAGTCATAACGCTCTTGCCGGTGGGCTTCTCTGTGCGGACGGCCAGTGGCGGCAGATTGTCACCATTGAGGACGCCCTGAAAGGTGGCTGCACGCTGTTCGACATTGAGCAGCTTAAACGCGAAAACAGCGCCGACGATTTTAAAAACCTGTTCATGTGTGAATTTGTTGACGACAAGGCGTCGGTATTCCCGTTCGAGGAGCTGCAACGCTGCATGGTCGACACGCTGGAAGAATGGGAAGACTATGCGCCGTTTGCCGCGAATCCGTTCGGCTCCCGCCCGGTCTGGATTGGTTACGACCCGTCACACCGTGGCGACAGTGCCGGATGCGTGGTGCTGGCACCGCCGGTGGTGGCCGGTGGCAAATTCAGAATACTTGAGCGTCACCAGTGGAAAGGCATGGACTTTGCCACCCAGGCTGAATCCATCCGCAAACTCACCGAAAAATACAACGTCGAATACATCGGTATTGATGCCACCGGCCTCGGTGTCGGCGTGTTCCAGCTCGTGCGCTCGTTCTATCCCGCCGCGCGCGATATCCGCTACACACCGGAAATGAAAACCGCAATGGTGCTCAAGGCAAAAGACGTTATCCGTCGTGGCTGTCTGGAATATGACGTCAGCGCCACCGACATCACCAGCTCGTTTATGGCTATCCGCAAGACCATGACCAGCAGCGGACGCAGCGCCACCTATGAGGCCAGCCGCAGCGAGGAAGCCAGCCACGCCGACCTCGCCTGGGCGACCATGCACGCCCTGTTAAATGAGCCACTCACCGCCGGTATCAGCACCCCGCTGACATCCACCATTCTGGAGTTTTACTGATGAGCAAGAAAAAAGGGAAAACACCGCAACCTGCGGCAAAAAAAATGACTACCAGCGCCCCAAAAATGGAGGCATTCACCTTTGGTGAGCCGGTGCCGGTACTCGACCGCCGTGACATTCTGGATTACGTCGAGTGCATCAGTAACGGCAGATGGTATGAGCCACCGGTCAGCTTTACCGGTCTGGCAAAAAGCCTGCGTGCTGCCGTGCATCACAGCTCACCGATTTACGTCAAACGTAATATTCTGGCTTCAACGTTTATTCCGCACCCGTGGCTTTCCCAGCAGGATTTCAGCCGCTTTGTGCTGGATTTTCTGGTGTTCGGTAATGCGTTTCTGGAAAAGCGTTACAGCACCACCGGTAAGGTCATCAGACTGGAAACCTCACCGGCAAAATATACCCGCCGTGGTGTGGAGGAGGATGTTTACTGGTGGGTGCCGTCCTTCAACGAGCCGACAGCCTTCGCGCCCGGCTCCGTGTTTCACCTGCTGGAGCCGGATATTAATCAGGAGCTGTACGGCCTGCCGGAATATCTCAGCGCCCTTAACTCTGCCTGGCTGAATGAGTCGGCCACGCTGTTCCGCCGCAAGTATTACGAAAACGGCGCCCATGCCGGATACATCATGTACGTCACCGATGCCGTGCAGGATCGCAACGATATCGAAATGCTTCGCGAAAACATGGTTAAGTCGAAAGGCCGCAACAACTTTAAAAATCTGTTTCTCTATGCGCCACAGGGGAAAGCTGACGGCATTAAAATTATCCCCCTCAGTGAAGTGGCGACGAAGGACGATTTTTTTAATATCAAAAAAGCCAGCGCCACTGACCTGCTGGACGCGCACCGCATCCCCTTTCAGTTGATGGGGGGCAAGCCGGAGAACGTCGGGTCGCTGGGTGATATTGAGAAAGTGGCAAAGGTCTTTGTCCGCAATGAGCTTATCCCGTTACAGGACAGGATCCGCGAGATAAACGGCTGGCTCGGTCAGGAGGTCATCCGCTTTAAAAACTACTCACTGGACACTGACAACGGCTGAACATCGCCGCCTGCGGGCGGCTTTTTTACACCCCGCCATCACGCCCTCACACGCTCACTACCGCACAAAACACCCCGCAGACACACCAACGCCTCGACGGGCAGACTAAGCGCCGTCACGACGCGCTCAGACGCTGAAAAAATAAAATCAGCACCACCGCCAGCGCGCAGTGCTTTCCCCGCCTCGCCCGCCCGCTTCATAGGTCGGTTTTAATGCAGGTGCATTACCACTTTTGAGGGGCGTCCGTCCTGACGGTGCACAGCCAGAACATGCAACTTAGGCACATGCAAAACCACGCACATATTGCATGCACTGCTAAAAATAGGAGTATCGCAGAAAAAAACACAAAAAAACCGGCATTCATAGTGCCGGTTTTGGCCAATTTTTAAAGTTGTCACTGGCCGCGCAATGCACCAATCTCACTGTTGACGCACATGTTGACAACAATTAGCAGAACAATCGTGTCCACACATTTTTACAAACGACACCTAACAGATTGATACAGATCATTTTATTTGTTCATTCGAATATAATTCAATAGCATCTTGATGACCTGAGCGAGTTCTACGCTAGTTGCCTGCGCAACCAGCTTATCGGTATATATGTCAACTTCGCGTGAACTAAGATCATTGTTTTGTGCCAGAGTGGTAATCTGCCTCGTCCAGCGTTTAACCCACTCATTATCAAAAGAAATGGAATTTTGCATGTCGAAAAATCTCGATTTATTTAACCAACAAACGGCGGAAATCTTTGCAGTACTATGGGAAAATTTTCCCGTACCACAGGTGATTAACTACGACAAATTTAACGCCGCGCTACCTGATGACTACTTTGACCAACTTAACTCACCAGAAATGAAAGCGTTAAATCAGTTGCGTAGTGTGGTTGAAGGTACATTCAATTTTCTCTGTGAAAACGGGTACATTCAGTACAACACAGACCATCAGTCGTATTTTTACGATGTTCGACTTACTGAAAAAGCGCTCACAGTTCTTAACAAAAAACCCGAGGTGCTTGGTGGAAATGAAACGATGGGGGATAAAGTGATCAGTGCGGTGAAAGATGGGACTCCTGGGGTCATTGCCGGTGTGATTACAAATCTGCTGACTCACGGCGTTAATCTGGTTGCGTCAGTGTCATAGCCAACGCCCCAAAGAGACTCATTGTCCCTCGTCACACTACTTGCTTTTAGTTCTGACGAGATTAAATCCGCTCACAGTGTTTACTGCGGAAAAGTTGCGTTATTATCCATATGATTTAACATCTTGGATTCATGTTAATTCACAGTTTAATAAGGATATGGAATGGGTTACGAAATTGATTTTCTAGCTGTTGGCGAAAAAAAAAGCGGCGATGCGATCTGCATCAGATGGGGAAACCTACATGGTTCAAGAGATGAACAAAAAGTTGTCGTTATTGATGCAGGATATGCCAGCACCGGAGAACAAGTCATTGAGCATATTGAAAAATACTACCGCACAAAAACTATTGACTTGCTTATCTCCACACACCCCGATGGTGACCACGTCGGTGGACTTACATCTGTTCTAGAAAATGCAGAAGTAAAAGAGTTTTGGATTCATAAGCCTTGGGAACATAATCAAGGTCTCGCAAGTGAGTTTGCAGATGGCAGGATAACTGATGCCAGTATTGCAAATCGAATGAAAGAAAACTTACAAAAAGCTTATGACGCTGTCAAATTAGCGGAAAAAAAAGGAATTGAAATAAAAGAGCCTTTTCAAGGAATGACCTGGGATAATGCTACTCTGGTTGTTATCGGGCCAACCCAATCTTACTATGAGACTCTAATACCTGATTTCGCAAGAATGCCCAAAAAAGCTGAGGATACAGCTGGATTTGAAGTACTAAAAGCAGTCTTTGAGTCTGTAGTTGAAAAAACGAAGAAATTTATTGATTACGTTGCTGAATGGTTTACTGATGAAGGTATTGATAATGAAGATACCACCTCGGCACAAAATAACTCAAGTGTCATTTTGAAACTTGAGATTGATGGAAGAACGTTAGTGTTCACTGGCGATGCTGGTATAACAGCCTTAGATCAAGCCTCCCAATACATTAATAAAGAATCATTAAGATTCATTCAAGTACCTCATCATGGTAGCCGGAGAAATGTAGGCCCTGATGTTCTCGATAAACTTGTTGGTAACATTGTAAATGAAGGCGAAAAAAGGGAGATAACCGCATTTGTATCATGTGCCCCAGGTTCAGATAAACATCCCCATCAAGCTGTAATTAATGCCTTTACTCGACGAGGAGCGAAAGTTATCGCCACCGAGGGGCTTGGTAAGTACCATTTTTATAATGCTCCTGAAAGGGCAGGATGGAAAACAGCCACTCCACGATCATACATTAGTAACTATAGAACCGAAGAATAATTCAAAAGCTGCCTTACGGCAGCTTATTATTAACAGCATTTACTCTATATATTATGTATCTTATTTGTTTAATATATGAGACAACAAACAAAATAGCAAAAACCGCCAACGTTATTTTAGATAAGCCATATGTCTCGCCAGTAAACCGTCCTACAACGCACAATGTCGCCAAAAGAATAATTGACATTGAAAATATCGTCCTATACATATTCGCAATCTCTTGCAAAGTTTCAATTTTTCCATCCACACCACATGCTGACACATAATCTTTATAAGGAGCAAACTTAATCAAACGCGATAGTTTTAAAAAAGGTTCCAATACGATAGAACCAATCCGGCCAATGACTAAGCCAACAAAATAATAGAGGACAACATTTTTTATTAAATCATCGCCAGATAAAACGATATTCGTCATTCTCTCAAGAAGATAAATAAAAAGAGCACCTGGAAAAAGATTATTAAATATATTATATGACGATATTTTTTCCCATAAACCATCCATACCAATCACCTTACTACAGTTTAAATCAGAGATCATTTTCATTGAAAAATACATATATAGCAAGAAATCTATAGCGATTCTGACATCCAACCTGAGTCTATCAGTAGTTAATCTCTTCAGAAAAGAGTGCATAACGAAAACCAATCACAGGAAATCGGCTATGTAAATTTTCGACCGTCGTATATCAATGGTACACCACGCCCCCCACGCTTACATTACTTCTGTGTGATGCCATACTGAGCGAGGTCTATATAAATACTAGTAATTTATCACAAACCTGATTTGATCAGCCTCGCGATGGCACAAATGCAAGCGGTTTTAACGGACTTCCGTTTCTTTGCTGACGATTTGGTATTCTCAGACCGTGTTTTAATGCACCTCTGAGCGCCCTCACGACCGCCGGATCATTCCATTCGATTACCCGTCATCAAATTGATTCCACTCTGTTATAGTTGAATATCCCGGCCACTCATCAGCGACCGGATACGTGAATTTTTTCCCGTCATAATTTACGGTTGCCCCACGCGCCAGCGACTCAAGCTCCCATCGCTGAGGTCTGATACCGTTCTGAGCAAGATCAACGCGAATACGGGTAATTTGCAATCGCTCCGACCTGGTCAGCCTGGCTGATGGCGCTATTTCATGCGGTTTTAACGGACTTCCGTTTCTTTGCTGACGATTTGGTGTTCTCAGTCCGCATTTTAATGCACCTCTGAGCGCCCTCACAACCTCCGGGTCACTCCATTCGATAACACCGTCATCAACCAGATTAAGCACTGCTGCGGCGTGTTCAGAAGGTGTGGGAGCCGGTAACGAAGTATCACCACCGGTGAGCTTTCCACAGTTATTGACAGGACTCCGAGGCGCGGCGATGCCGCTTTTTAAAGTCAAAGGCTGAACGACCGGAACTTTCGGCACAATGCGCCAGTCCGTCGTTCTGGTGATATGAATATGACGCGCGCCGAGATGCGGCGCGTAAATGCCGACCACTCTCTCGACCTCTTCCTCGTACTCGTTAACGTCATCCGACGGGCTACGGGCGACCCTGACAGTCTGACAATCGCGCGGGACATTTGCCCCACCCTGCGCGCTGATATACAGCGCAAAATCGCCACTGTCTGCGGCAGCGCGTGCAGCCTCGACGCGTTCGTCAAACTCATCAGCAATGCTGACGCCGCGAGGCAATTTGCGTAGTTCACGGTAAGCCCCCATTGTCGGCAGGCCAACCGTTTTAAATTGCGGAATGCGCCACGTTGACGCCCATGCGGTAACAGCCGCGGCAGTGTCTTTCAGCGGCCTGCCGGTATCGTTATCGAGCTGACCATCCAGTGCATAGCCGTCGATGTTTTTTGAAATGTATTTCGCGATATATCCCGCAGCACCGCCCCGGTTAAGGTGTATTGCCTGAAAACGGTTTCGCGCAGCTCCTCTTTCGTCTCCATCCTCTTTGAGCGCGTAGCGACGCATGATTTCGATAATCTGGTTACGCTGGCGTGGATTACAAAAAAGCATCATATGCCAGTGCGGCGTTCCGTCGTGGTGTGGCTCGACGACACGCAAACCGTAGACCTGTAAATCATTATCCTTGAATGCCGTGCGCATCAGGCTCCAGATACGGCAGAGATATCGCTGCGCATCCTTTGGATTAAATGCCTCATCATTCCAGCCGTGATTAAGCTGGACGGTTTTACTTTCGCCTTTTCCGACCTGACGTGTCGGGTGATACTTTGACGGCGCGGTCAGCGTGATAAACATCCCCACATCACCCTCTGCTGCGGCGTAACGCTCAATACCGGCAATGGTGTTCATCAGCTCCATCCGGCGAATTTCAGGATTAGAAATACTGCCCATCACCTTACTGATAAGGTCGATGCGCTCGCCGGTTTCCCTGTTTTCGAGATCACACGATTTAAGAAATTCCAGATTTGCCTGGCGGCGTGCACGCACATCACGAATGGCATGTTTACTGGCATAAGGAGAACGGTCTTTATTGACCTCCCCGACAGCAATCAGTAACGCCTCATGCCAGCGCATACGCTGGCCTTTAAGCTGATGGGTCCACCACTCATCGTTAAACAGACGGGCAATGGCAGAATATGCCTGCCTCGTGGTCATCTGCCCTTTACGGTATTTTTTCCAGTAGAGAGGGGAAATATTGAAAGCACGTGCAGCACCAGCAACATGACCATAGAGGTGAGCCTGCGCCTCATCCGTAAACAGCGATTCTTTTTCGCCATGCGCATCCACCCAGGCATCGCAGAGTTCCTCATACATCATGAAAAGCTGCGATGAGATACGGGCGGCAAACTTTTTCAGCTCCTTGTCATTCATCCCCGGCAGACGCGCATAATGGTCACGCTCTGCCAGAAACAGCAACGACGCGTCGGTGTTCATTTCATGGCGCTGATTCACACGCTCAATGCGCGGCCATAAACGACGCTGAAAAGTGGATGTGAGAAAATAAAACCCGTGCACCGGGCTTTTATTGCGCCGGATGTAGTCATAGCGTGAAGTAAACAGCGAGCGCAAAAAGTAAGGCAGGCGGTTAATCGTGGATAAAACACCTTGCACCTGACGCATCTCGTCACGTGTAAGGGGTCTTTCGCGCCCGACAGCCTCGCGTGGCGCGTTCCATGCATAAGCACCGGTAAACGCCTTACCGGTGCCTGCGGCAAATGCTGACGGAGGGACAAAACGCCCGGAGGCTTTAACGGCCATATGAGCCAAAAGCCTCTGAACAACGCTTGCTGAGTTGCTCAACCTGCACGTTTAAATCAGCAAAAGACTTTGCGCTTCCGGTCAGAATATCGTGATGCATCAGGCCGGAAACGAGCTGGCTTAATTTCGGGTAATAACCAACCACCGACAGCCATTCCTGACCGGCGTTTTTACCGCTTTCCGCTCTCTTTTTCTCGTGGAGAATAAACTGAAAGCTGTCACTGGTAACGACATAACGTTCGCCAATTTCAATACGAATACTCATGCCGTTCTCCGGTAATGTTTGTTTTTTGCTTCAAAGACTGACTGACAGGAAACACAACGCGTGGCTGACGGATAAGCCGCACGACGGGCAGCAGGTATTGGCGCGTCACACTCTTCGCAAACCAGCGCAGAAGCACCGCAATGTTTTACCCTTGCCGCGTTAATCTGGCGCTCCAGTAATTCAGTCTGTTGTTCCTGAATAAAATCTACGTTGTCCGGCATTATCAGCTCCTTTTATCGTTAAGTTTCCTGGATACATCAGCGCAATAACTGGCAAGTTCTGTCGTTAATTTTGTCAGTTCATCCACGGAGGAAATTTGCTTGTGGAATACAGCGCGTTTAACAAGTAAATTGACCACATCAGACAGGAGGTTTAATTCATTCTGATAAATCGCGATAACAGATTCAGTTATGTCGCGTTTTTCTTTATCAAGACAAAGTTGAATAAGAGACAAATCACCATTTTCCATAACGGCGATTTTTAAGGCGTTATTCAGTAATACAACTGAATGAGAACAGGACATCAAAGCACCTCCCCGCGAGACAATCCGATATTGTGAAATTTTTCCGACTCCTGACTGAGCAGCTCGACTATCTCCACGCGGGATAACTCCGCCTTTGTTATGTGGCGAATCATGGCGTCAAGATGAGAAGAAAAGCGCGTCGCAGCGTCGGCCTGTGCTTCGGTTCTGGCCTGTTGCAGCAGTAATGCGTATTTACCGCACTGATTTTCAGAAACTGTATGCATGACTTTCTCCAGGCAAAAAGAAGCCCCGCACGATTAAGTGCGTTAAAAACTCTGGTTAATTACTTAATGCAGATATTGCTCTGGTTTTACCGACGTCAGAATTGTCGGTGCATACTCAAACAGACTGAATAATTCACGTAATGCACGGAATAAAGCATCACGCCAGTAACATGACTCTTCATTAATTCGCCAGTATGGCTGGTTGAATTCTTTTTCAGTCAATCCGGCATGCATAAATAAAGTACGACGCTGACTGACTGTTAAAAAACTAATATATGCATACTCACTTGCGCCAACCTGACGGCGTTTTGAGAATGCCCCACGCAATTCATCAATTGCACATACCAGTCGTTCACGTTCGACGTCGTTCATTTCTTCAAAACGCATCGTTGCGTGACGCTGTTTTAACTGCGCATGAAAGCAAACTGTTAGCCGTTCGCGCTCCATCATCTGATTATAATAATCACATGTATCCTGCCAGCGAGGAACGGCAAGATGCTTACCAATTATCCGGCGCATAGCTGCTGGCTGTTTTTCAACGAGATTGAGCGTCATCACTGTCATTTCCATACCCTCCGGCTTTTCAGAAAGGTCAGAGCCTTTTTTAACGGACTCTGTTTTTTGGTGCGGATAATGATTCCCTTACGCCCCTTACCGTGGGTGATGGTGAAGTCAATCGCCCTGGGGCTTTCGTTACGCAGTAACTGAGCAATACAACGAGGCTCATTCATACGGTTCTCCTTAACGTGGTTCACCGAGACCTAACCACATCAACCAGCCGTCACGAATCTCTTTAGGGCGGCTTTCATAAGCCAGTTTTAGTCCGTTATTCCATGCCGGAAGGTATACCCAATATTCACCTGCACGACCTGAAGCTGATTGTGGATCGGTCATATCAATTACAGGCAGCTTTCCTTTATCGATCATCCGACGAACCGCTCCTGTCGATTTTCCTATTAGTTTTGCGAACTCCTGATAAGGAATCGCATCAGTCATGAGTGTTACTTGCTTGCTCATGTCGTCCTCTAGCCCTCATGAATTGCGTTTAATGTCTTATAATGCCTTTTAGTGCCCACATCCAAGCACTAAACAATCTATATCTAAACTAAATACTATTGAGATCTAAACACCATGTCAAACACGATAAGCGAGAAGATAGTCTTAATGCGAAAATCAGAGTATTTGAGCAGACAACAACTTGCTGATTTAACAGGGGTTCCGTATGGCACGCTGAGTTACTATGAAAGTGGTCGTTCAACACCTCCAACAGATGTCATGATGAACATCCTGCAGACCCCACAATTCACCAAATACACTTTATGGTTCATGACCAATCAGATCGCTCCTGAGTCCGGGCAAATTGCGCCCGCTCTCGCACACTTTGGGCAAAACGAAACAACGTCGCCCCACTCCGGTCAAAAGACTGGTTAACAATTCATCGTGAGTATATTCATCACAAGTGCCTACTATTGGTGGCTAAATTTCAGCCACCACGAAAAAAGCGATTAGTAGTCGCAAAAAAACACACCACTCGGAGGGTTTTCTGATGGCAATCAAAAAACTCGATGATGGTCGATATGAAGTGGACATCCGCCCTACTGGACGTAATGGAAAACGCATCCGTAGGAAGTTTGATAAGAAAAGCGAAGCTGTCGCTTTCGAGAAATACACGTTGTACAACCACCACAATAAAGAATGGCTATCAAAACCAACAGACAAGCGACGTCTGTCGGAGCTGACACAGATCTGGTGGGATTTAAAGGGTAAACACGAAGAGCATGGGAAATCTAATCTTGGAAAAATTGAAATCTTCACAAAAATAACGAATGACCCATGCGCATTTCAAATTACGAAATCGCTTATCAGCCAGTACTGCGCCACCCGAAGAAGTCAGGGTATTAAACCTTCGAGTATCAATCGTGATTTAACATGTATTAGCGGCATGTTTACAGCCCTGATTGAAGCGGAGTTATTCTTTGGTGAGCACCCTATCAGAGGGACAAAAAGGCTTAAGGAGGAAAAACCAGACACAGGCTATCTCACGCAGGAAGAAATTGCCTTACTGCTTGCTGCTCTTGACGGCGACAACAAAAAGATTGCGATTCTTTGCCTGAGTACTGGAGCACGTTGGGGAGAAGCAGCTCGTTTGAAAGCAGAAAATATCATCCATAACCGCGTCACGTTTGTTAAAACGAAAACAAACAAACCACGCACCGTCCCGATCTCAGAGGCTGTTGCCAAAATGATCGCGGATAACAAACGAGGTTTTTTATTCCCTGATGCTGATTACCCTCGCTTCAGACGAACAATGAAAGCAATAAAACCGGATTTGCCAATGGGGCAAGCCACACATGCACTAAGGCACAGCTTTGCCACTCATTTCATGATTAATGGAGGAAGTATTATCACGCTACAACGGATACTAGGTCACACGCGGATTGAGCAAACTATGGTTTACGCTCATTTTGCGCCAGAGTACCTTCAGGACGCTATTTCTCTTAATCCGCTAAGAGGTGGTACTGAGGCCGAGAGTGTCCACACAGTGTCCACAGTAGAGTAACGTTTAAGGGCTTTCAGTGGTAATTTATGCCGCTCAAACCCGCATTGTACCGTTGAAAGCCCCTACTGGTGACACCCTAAATCTCCCTTACACGGGCTTATTTTTTACGCGTAAGCCCTATCCCTGGTCACCGTCTTCCATTGACCACATCGATAGAATCTCCCTTCATAGCACGATGCCTTTCACGTAACGGCATCGTGCTCGCACAGGTTCCGGCTAAGCACAACCAGAACGCGCATGTTTGACGCTTACCAAAAAATATTCTCACTCTCCACATTTGAATGTCAGACGAGCGACGCCATGTAATCCTGCACCTTCTGTCTTCAGGTCAACTATCTGCATTTTTTTGCCCTGAGTAACACAGAAATGAGCTGCATCATTTTTTACTATATTTTCTGCACCAGAAATTCTGCCCCTGGCTAAAGAAGCTTCGGCTTCGGTGTAGTATTGGTTATCGAGTTTACGCTGAATATTACTTTTATATGCAAGACCAAATTTACCGATACTTGTCTCATCATTATGCACAGCACACCCAGACATAAGAAAAACACTAATTAATGATATAGCAGCTATCTTTTTCATCTTACCTTCCCCCATTAAATACCAACGACACGCTTTGGTGTTAAAATATAATAATGGCATGATTATTATAATTGAATAGGATTATAATAAATGTTCTGTACAACATTTCCTACATAAGTAGGAATTACATACACGGATGCCCTTCCGGATAACCCCATGGGGGGTTAATATATTTTTAATAGTATATTGAAGATGCCACTGTTTAGTTGAATATTAGGTATATGCTCTTTTTTGAAATTTACCGGTGGCTACCGTTAACATTCACTGTCCCCATTGCAAGCTCCTGGTGGTAACCACTGAATCCTCTATACTTGAACTGACTTTTTATCCTCCGACTTTCATCCTGTTCTGACTCCACCTTTTCTTTTCTGCTCTACACTATCTACAGACCAATCATAAAGGCACATACGATCATGGCAGAATTTCCCGCCAGCTTACTGATTCTTAATGGCAAAAGTACTGACAATTTACCATTGCGCGAAGCAATTATGCTGTTGCGTGAGGAAGGAATGACGATCCATGTGCGGGTCACCTGGGAGAAAGGCGATGCCGCACGATATGTAGAGGAGGCCCGGAAGTTGGGCGTCGCAACGGTGATTGCCGGTGGTGGCGATGGCACCATTAATGAAGTTTCTACGGCGTTGATTCAGTGTGAGGGGGATGACATACCCGCGCTAGGAATTTTGCCATTAGGAACCGCCAATGATTTTGCCACCAGTGTAAGGATTCCTGAGGCACTGGATAAGGCGCTGAAACTGGCAATTGCCGGTGACGCCATTGCGATAGATATGGCGCAGGTCAACAAACAAACCTGTTTTATTAATATGGCGACAGGCGGATTTGGGACGCGTATTACCACAGAAACGCCGGAAAAATTAAAAGCCGCGCTGGGTGGCGTCTCTTACATCATTCATGGCTTAATGCGCATGGATACTCTGCAACCGGACCGTTGTGAGATCCGCGGTGAAAACTTTCACTGGCAAGGTGACGCCCTGGTCATTGGTATTGGTAACGGGCGTCAGGCCGGTGGCGGTCAGCAATTGTGCCCGAACGCGTTAATTAACGATGGCTTGCTGCAACTGCGCATTTTTACCGGCGATGAAATTCTTCCGGCTCTCGTATCAACATTAAAATCTGACGAAGATAACCCGAATATTATCGAAGGCGCTTCGTCGTGGTTTGATATACAAGCCCCACACGAAATCACTTTTAATCTTGATGGCGAACCGTTGAGCGGACAAAACTTTCATATTGAAATACTTCCGGCGGCGTTGCGTTGTCGATTACCACCAGATTGCCCATTGTTGCGTTAA